AAGCATAAGATCCGGGACCACAATTAGGTTTAATCTCGCCAGTCTGGACAACTTCTGGAGCAGGGGGACCGACAAGTCCTCCAGCTATCTCAACATCCTTAAGCAATTCTATCAATACAAACAACGCCCCAATATTCATTTTTTAACGTACTTCTCCCAAAAGTCGGCAGCTTCTCCTTCAAAGAATGGGCCACCAATAGCGGGCCCGCCTAAATCTAATAGAGCTTCACCAAAGTCTTTGGTAAATGTTAGATAATTTATTGCTCCTTCTTTAATGTCAATACCGTTACCTTGTTTTTTGAGAGCATCAAATATAAGTCCCAAGATTGTTGGAGCTGAAACCAAAAGAGCCATCCCTGCAATAAGTTTAGGGGTTGTTTCGTTGGCTAAAAGCGTATTGATATTTTCATGTGTCTTATATCTGGATAAAGCGTCACGCTCCGCCGCCGTGAGTTTTTGAATCTCTACGTCTATTGGTACTGCTTCGTAGGCCATTAACGCCTCTTCTTGCGCCCTGCGGGGGTTTTCCTGAAAGCGATCGCCATTTTCTTAAGATTTAGTTTACCGTTACGATATCGGAAACGTGGCTTCTTGCTGTTAGCCTTAACGTATTTATTCCACGCTGATAGTTTACGCTTACGTTTTGGTTTTGCACGGGATGATGTACGTTCTCCCCGTTCTAATCTAAATAATTCATCTTCAATTATTCTAAGAGCTTCGTGTAAATCGTCTGAATCTGAGCGTCTATAACCTCTACGTCTGGGCATTACTGCACCTCTTTCCCTTCTACTACTACAGTCATCTTGCCTGTAGGACCCTGTGCGAGGATCTTCATTCCCGTATTGGGTGGTATAGTATAGTATAGGTTAGGGAATTGGGGCCCGACACCTGCATCTATGATAAGGAACTTGCTAACGTGTAGCGCTTCCCCATTACCTTGTACGGTCCAAGACAAAGCATCACCCACAGAACATCCGCTATAATCGAAAGAGACGTTAGTAACAACGCTATAGAATCGATTTGGTGAGATAAAATCTAAAAGGGTTGTGACTCCTGCGGTTAGATCCTCTTGCCCGCTCCAAGCAAAGACATGGTCTCCAAAGAAGTTAAGGGTCGGCCCCGTCGACAGTGTCATGGTAATAAACGTCCAGTCATTAGGACCGTCATATTCTTAGTAACTCCTGCAACACCCCAGCTAAAAACAACATTAGTATAAGGGGGTAACACCATCTTAATAGGTTGTTCACTTATTGTATTTGAAGCTGTATTATTTGTTTTCCAAACAGTTATACCGTTTAATTCAATGAGAACATATATGTCATTATTGCCACCATAATCAGTACCATAATCAAATCTAACATGGGCAGTTTTACTCCCTGTTTGAAAATTTAAGCATTCAAAATCGGCAGAGCTTACGGTAGTTGATTGAACTAAACCACTGTAAGCAAAACAACGATCACCTACTACATTATAATCGAGACCTGCTGCAGCTATTACATTGCTGCTAGCGTAGGGAATGCCCTCGGGCATTGTTTACTCGAACGTTATCGTGCAGCTACAATCTACAGTCGCATCGGTGGTCACAGCAAATTGGATGTCCAAAGTATTTCCGCTGGTCACGCCCAGTGCAGTTTTTTCCTGCATAACGCAGTTGGCTACTCCAACACCACTAGATGCGGCCTGACTTATTGCAGGTCCCATAAATGTGGCATCGCCCTCCTGAAGTGCCGTTCCTGTTAATTTATATCCTGTACAAAAATCAGCACCAGTTGCTACACCACTTACTCCCATTGATATTTGAGATATTTGCGATACTCCAGTTGGTACTACCAAACTTAAACCTGAACTTGCGAACTGGTTATTCATGCTCTGAAAGCTAGTCGTTGCGCTCAACGCTGCCTCAGTCCTCGTTACGACGATTGCCAAAGTTATGCCCTCACTTTAATTGGTCCAAGGGAAGCCAAGATAGGTGATCCCCGTGAAAATGATTTGACTGCGGCCTTTGCCAAGAATGCACCAATAAGAGTCTTGGTGATTGCTTGCTTATTTGACTTTGCAGCCTTTGATAAAGTCGATAATCCTGCGTTAAGATTCCCTGCCATAAATGATGCCAAGGCTGAACCTGCTGAAGTCTGTTCTAAAAGAGCTAAAGCCGCTCCAGTTTCTATTACATTAATCCCAAATTGCCTTGGAGCTTTACGCCTTGAGGCTCTGCGTCTTCGTACCATACGGCTGTATTAAGGCTACTTACTTAAGTCTTCGGCAGATCCTTAAACGATAATACATACTCACATTTAACGCAGTCGGTAAATTGATTCCCATTACTGGTTCCACATTCAGGACAGGTCCACGTCTGCGTTTGGTCCTTGATTTTCCTTAACGCTAGGTTAACCATATACGATACTTTCCTATTTTTATCTTTAGCATACTGTTCTAACCAGTTATAGACATCCAAGTCTATCGTAAAGGTCTTTCCGATCTTAGTCATTATAGCCCAACCTCTTCAGTGCATTTGTAACACATACAAATTAAGTATTCATTCTCTGTTTTGAAATAACCTTCTTTTATTTCCTGATCACATTCTATACAAAAAACGTTCATCTTACCACCTGACCAGTTGAACAACAATAACACCATCCATGCTCCAGATCGGGATAGTCGTCACAAAAACAAGTTTTGTCATACGTAGAAGGGTTTAACCTTCTTGGAGGTTTACATTTTTCGCATATCACTTATCTCACCATACCTACATAGAGAACACCCTTTATAATATTATTATTATTAATATATTTAGAAAAGAAAAGAAAAGAAAAAAGTTTCTAACAAACCTACGTACCTAGTAAAAAAGATAATTATTATATTATTTTAGACTACTTTAACCCTAGTCTAGCGCTCTTTTGGGGCTGTTTCACCCCTATTTCGGGGTCATTCTGGGTCTTTATGAGGCCTTCTAAGCCACTTCTTTTCATTAACATCTCTGCAACTAGCCCCATTATGGGATTATCTTTGGTTATGGCTTTGATTGTACTTTGGCCTGTGGCCTCGTCCATTTTTTTGCTAGCCGCCCCCAGAGATCCGAAAAAAGAAGATTGAAAGTTCTCTAGCATCTCATGCATCCTGCTTTCAATCTCATCTATAACGCCTTCTAAAATTTCTATAAGCTCTTCATCACTTTCTCTGCTCTTGGCCCAGTTTACCCATTCATCTTTACTTAATCGGGCGATATACTTGCTTAGAAGCGCATAAAATACGGTCCAAGCAGCAAAGTATAGCATTAAGGAAACCGTGGTGATTTCCATTATCGACCTTTGGGGATTGGGACACAAGTCCAATTGCCGAACGTATCTTTAGAAGCATAAGATCCGGGACCACAATTAGGTTTAATCTCGCCAGTCTGGACAACTTCTGGAGCAGGGGGACCGACAAGTCCTCCAGCTATCTCAACATCCTTAAGCAATTCTATCAATACAAACAACGCCCCAATATTCATTTTTT